GGAGCTACTGTTTGTTGAGTCTGTTGTTGAGTTTGCTGTTGAGTCTGTTGTCTAGTCTGTTGTTGTTGACCTCTATCGTGATATGACATTTTACGACCTCAATATAAATTCAAAATCATCGTCATATACAATTACCTGTCCGTCATTGTGATTAACCTTTATTAGTATTTTGTAAGCACGGTTTGGTTCAAAAGCATTAAGGTCTTGTTTGAAATAAGGTGAGACTGTATCACAACTCATCGTGGTGTAAGCGCTAAACGGAACTAAATCCTCATTAGTACCCATATCTATTATTGAGTATGAAGCACTACCCTCAGCAAAATAACTACCACTTACGGTTTGTATTGATGTTGTAAAACTTTTATCGATGTATCTCTTACGAGCACCAAATCTAAACTTGACTGTTTCGGTCTCCTTATAAGCCTCTCGTCTGTGTAATTGATATAAATAATTTTCTACATTACCTGATAAATCTAAACTCGTTAGACTGCCGGTATTCGAGCCTGTTGCTGGTAGATGGTCATCCCATTTTATCTCTAACTTGGGTGAGTAAATGGTGTGAGTCTGTCTTGAAAAGAATTTTAAATCCTCAAAACTACCAGTTGATGTCTCACTACTACCAGATAATCTCAATAAGAATCCATAGTTTTGATTCTCACCATTCAACCATTTCTGAACTATGGAAGTTACATCCATATTGATGTCAGGTTTTTCTAAGTTAAACGATTGTGTTGCTTCATCATCAGCAATAAAAGTTCCACCAGAAGAAGCCCATGATATTTCTGAAGCACCGTCTCTATTTTTTCTATACTTCCAACTACAACCCTCTGTTGTTTTTGGAACATCAGCTTCCTTACCGACTCCCTCTTCCCAAGACTCACTTAATGGATAAGCTGCTATCGTGTATGTTTCACTTAATCCACTCGTGCCCTTTGTCTCGTATAATCTTAATGATGCTTTGTAATCACTAGCAGCAACATTTGATGAACTTAAAAAACTCTCTATCTCGGTTGTCTCAAATTGTATTAATGCTCTTGTTGGAAAATCAAACTCCCTATTGAAGAATGATTTTTTAATCTCAAGTATTTCATCTTGACCAACATTCTTATCTATGAAATCCTCACCACTTATATTATCAGAACCACTATTGATAAAGGTATCCTTTACAGCAAAGAAGTAACGATGCATTATATTACCCTCCCGTAAATATCTCTGTTTGGATTTCTTAACTCAAATACCGCCGGTGTTACAGGTGGCAGTATTATGTTTTCAGCTGATAGAGAACCACCATCTTCGATTGAACCGAATGAATATTGAAATCCATAGCCAGTCTCACCTGTCAATGATGTTCCGTCACTATCTAATTGAAACAATGTTCTCGATACCTCAGAATCCTCACCTAACTCAGCACCATTTTGAAATAATTTTAATTCTTTAATTCCTATTACACCGTCAAGACTTAGAATGTTATATTGTAAATCATTGAGGTTAATCGGTTGTCTAAATTGCATCTTCTCTATTCTGAAAAAATCCTTGATGGTATCCATGACCTCTAATTTGACATCGGTAGAATTAAATCTTCTGTCTGAATTTATTACAAAGTTAACACCGAAGTTTATATAATGTCCTGAAAAAGCAACATCAGATCCTGTTCCATCTAAAGCAAATCCAAAATCCAATATGTCATTTATCATTCTGAATTGTTCTAAATATGTCCTTAAATTATTAAACACCAACAAAGGAGTTTGAACTAATTGTCTGTTTTGATTATACGATAAGGTTCTAATTCGTAGTGTGTTTCTGTCTTCTGCTCTTTCAACATACGCTTTTGCTATATTACCAAACTTTGCTGGTAGATTTAATATTCTAGCAATATAATCATCTTTTGTCACACACCTTAATTGTGTGGCAAAGTATCCTTTTGCATTTTCTTTTATTTCTGAAACTGTTTGACCATCAGTTCCACCACTAGCAGGATCAGGATTTGATATGGATATATCCTCTGATGAATTTAATATGTTTGTCAGTTCACCAGCTTGAACATTTGTTCCGACTCCACCACCCTCTCTATATCTAATTGTTAATATGGTGTTATTTGGTATCTCACCTAAGTTTAATGAATTGTTTGATACCAAATTGTTTATACTGGCATTTATAACCGATGATGGTACACCAGCCAAGTTCACACCTTGCTGTTCAATCATAGAAAAAATACTTGAGTTTGATGAGCCAGTAACATTGAATCTATACAACCCATTTCCAAATTGTAATTTCATGGTGTTGTCATCAGGATCTATCTTTGTTGTAAATTTTTTATTAGTCTTTATGTATTCTAAAACATAAGGTACTGATACATCCGGTGAAACATCATCGGATATACTACCCTGGTCGTACCCATCCGTTCTATTATTGTCATCGGAATAATGTGTTTCTTTTAGTATCCTATCTTGTCCTAAGTAACTAACTTCATACCATTTTTGTCCTGAAGAATCAACGCAATCAATCACCTCACTAACATCATCGACATTTAAATCCAATTCTAAAAATTTTGTTGGACTTGTTATATTAAAAGTTTTTGTCTTGGTCTCACCAGCAACTGCCTTTACAAATCGCCTAAGGGTATAGCCTGTTGCTAATCCATTCGAGTCAAAGCTAGTTGGAGCTCCAACAGCAGGAACATCAGCAGATCCTGAAGCTGAAAAATCTATCTCGGTTAATGTTTCAAATATAATATTTGAATCCGTGTTAGATTGAACCTTTAATCCCTTATCAACTAATGGTAAATCTGTTAAGTCAGGATCACCATCATCCGTAACACCGACATCATGAGTCACCTCTAACTTAACCAATGCTGGTGTGGATGAATTAACCTTGTAACCTAAAAACTCAGCTAACCTAACTACATTCCGTCTTTCGGTGGCAGTAGATAAAATGTTTTCCTTGTACTGATAATCTATGTAGTATGAAAGAACATCACCCACATAGCTTGTCAATTCAATCAACATCATACCAGGTGATGTCTCATTGAAATCCTTATAAGTATCAGGAAAATATGACTTCGTGTATTCAATCAAATCACTTTTAATAGAGTTAAAATCTTTGCTCGTATAATTAATATTCGATGGTATAAATTTTTGTTTTTCAGAATAAGCCATTATCTACTCCAATACTACACCAACACTTTCAAGTGTGTTTGGCGCTCTTCTAATGCTAAAGACTATGTTTATTTTAATTTTGTTTTGGTCTGAATTTACAGGCTCGGTATTTATCTGAATGTCTTGTAAATCGACAAACGGCAACCAAGTCTCAAATACATTTACTATTTCATTTTCAATCAGAACATTCGTATCTTCGTTTATCTGTTCAAATATAAATCTTCTCAAACCCATACCCAATAAAGGTTGAAAAGGTCTCTCACCTCTTTGAGTCTGTAATAACAATCTTATGTTGTTCTTGACGGATTCTATCGTGGTCTTTGTTGTGGCAAAATAGCCCTCTTGATTCGGAACTCTAGCAAAAGGAAAGTCTATTCCTACGGATACCCGTTTATCCTTATCCTCTATGAATTGATTTGTTCTTCTATCAAGTATTGGCATTTTATAATGACCTCATCTTTGATTCATCAACCTTTACTTCACTTTTTATTGACTCAATCTTACCCTTTGGATTTTGTGTTTTATCACCAGCATCACTAATTGCTACAGTAAGGTCTATAAATGGTATGGTAACAGGACCACCAGCATTTGGAACACCTTGTATGTTGGTCAATATAGTTGACATCTCAGCATTGGTAATTTTAAATGTTAGTGAGTTGATGAAATACTTTATCGATTGTGATAGATTTTCTGATAATTCGGTTATCTTATTAGAATCTTTATCATCAATCGTAAAGTCTTTGTTCTCCATATTACTCTTAATGGTTTCAAATAAATTTTGTTGTAATGTGTTGTCTGGACTAAGCGCCATTTTTTACCCTTGATTTTTCATCAGCTTTTTGTAATACCTGAGAGTAATCCTTGTTGAGAGCATTTGCCAAGTGGTCTGGTAATCCTTGAGTATTGTCCTTAACGGATTTGGTTTCAGCTTCCCTATTGATGTTCTTCCACTCTCCTGATTCAGCAGTCTCTTGTAGTAAATCATTCAGTACATTACTCTTGGTTTTGGGTGCTGATACATTTGATTGGACTTTGTTGCCGCCGTTCATCAATTTTTTAAAGTCTGTAGACTGTGGCGCCTGAGTTCTATCTTCATTTATATTATTAATATTACTCTTAACTACTACTTCATCTAGTTTTTTTTCAAGTCGAGAAAATTTATAATCTAACTCTTCTCTTATTACATCTCTAATTAACTTCTTAAATACTGATAACTTCATTTTAACTCCTGTTCGGTTCTATGAAATGGTGATTGCTTAAAATTGGTGTTCCTCCAGTTGTCCTATCTCCTACTGGTTTGTTTTCTTCGTTTATTTGAGGATTGAATTCTTCCTGTTGTAAATCTTTTAATATATCTTCTAAACTTCTTGTTGTGCCACTAATGATTTTATTAACACTCAGAGGAGCTCCTACATTGTCCACGAGTGGAACCGGCACACCTTGTACAAGGGCATGAGCATTTGATAATATATTCACTATGTCTTCTAACATCTTTCTCAGCTCCTCACCTAACACCATAGGCTGTTCTCTTTTTTTTGCTTCCTTACCTATATAAATATTCTTTGTTTCAATTACTGAGTACCCTTTTGTGTTCAGTATAAAGTTTTCACCCACACCTATGTTTATGTGTTTTGCTGAAGACATTGTTAAATCACTCACATTAGCATCAAATGTTATTCTATCTGATATCAACACAACTTGGTCAAATTCTGTTTGTTCATTTGGTTTTGGTTTTAATCCAGCATAATCGTAGTTAAATCTTTCATCATTATCATTACCAGCACCAATATGAAATCCTTTATATTTTTCATCACCTTGTTCGTTGTTTATTGCTTTATCAATTATTATATCATATGATAATTGTTCAAATGATTGTATATGATTATCAACTCTACCCAAACTAAACATTCCCAAAATAGATCCTACATTATTTTCGTTATTATTATTTTTTAAAGTCAAATATGGATTAACAAATCTAGAGCCTAATTGAATTGAATTACCATGCCTCCCTTCAAGTTGTAAATCAGACCAATTTGACTCAAAATCAATTTGACTATTTGGCTCACCCCTACCCACCCCAAACGGTTTATCTAAAATATAGTCTCTAGGTTTATTTGCTTTTTTAATATCAGTAGTTACATACTCACCATTATAACCATCGGATGCATCTTTTGTTTTATCATAATCTAATCGTTTTTTATTTTCAATAGTTTGATACAGGTGATCTGGAGTTTTATTTGGAAAATTTGTAGTATTTAATGGTCCTAAATAAAAAAATATGCCACCTATTTTTATATATAATACAGAGTCCCCCCTAGCAATAGAATCAGAAAATCCTCTCAATAAAGGTTGAGCAAATATTTGAGACTTTAAATAGCCAGATGGTAATACCCCTTCAAAGGTTGGTGTCATTACAATACATTGACTGACATCCTTTGGTATATTGCTAACGCCATACCCATCTAAATCTCTAGCATCATTGACAACCTTTATTACATGTCCGTGATGAAATGTAAATTCAGGTAAAGATGTTGTATCTAAATTAGGTAATCCTAATTGATTTGTCTTTAATGGATTTTGTCTAACATGATGTGCCATTATTCATTCACCTGTTTTCTAACTTTGGTCATGCTAGATTCTATCTCATCCGATTTACCTTGTAGTGAAGCAGCAGCATCTTCTAAACTTGCCATCAATTCTTCCTTTTCATCCTCACTTAATAAAGAGGTGTCATCAACGGCATCAACCTGTTTGTTCATAATCCGTTGAATTACTGTTGCTAGTTTTAAAAGGTTATCATCGTTTTTGATTGACGCATCAAACAACTCTTTTATGATAGGACCCACCAATGCTATATCTTCTATTCCTTGAATGTAACCATGTACCTCTTGGATTAAAAGATCGAGTTGAGTCTTTTTTAACTTTGAGTTATCGTAAATCTCTTTAGATAAATCAGAGAAGTTCTTGCCGTCAAATATATTAAAGTCTTTTTCCATAACATTCTAATAATAAATATAGAATGCAAAGAAAGTTATAGGGATCCAGTTCTGTTTAGGTCATTGATATGACCTTTGGATATAACTTCTTCTTGTATTTTAGGGTATATTTTACGAAATACATTGGATACCTGAGTTATTTTAGATGTTTTTACATCCGTCATCTCTCGTATCATGATGTATAGGGCTTTTTTATTGAAGTTATCTATACGGTCTTTGTTCTTACAGAGGTAGATTATTGACTCAGCAACCTTTTTATCCTGTTCTTTGGGAAACAATTTATCTATTTTATCATCAAAATAGTCTATTGTTTTTTCAAAAACATCTTGAGATGCTGACTTATTCATCGATTCATCTTCATTTCCCATATCATAAAGGGTTTCTATGTCTCGATGTAGTTTACCCTTTTTATAATTAGCATTGTTATTCAGTATAAGATAATTTTTAGCAACAACACTAAAGTAACTAAAGGCTTTAGAACCCTTTGTCTCATCAAACTTATGCATATTAATAACAAGGTTGGATACAACCTCTTCTTGTAAATCTCTGAAACCATAATCAAAGTAACTAAACTTAAATGTATTGATTATGTTTTCTGCTAACTTTAAGAAAGCAGCATGTATTTCTTCAGTATAAACTTTATGCCTAAATGCTATATCATCTGACCGATTATACTCAACTATAGCATCATGTACTGGCGTACCAAAATAAATTTTACTCTTTTTTCTTCTCTTCTTCTTTACTGCCATCTTCAACCTCTGTTTCAAATAATTGTTCTAATTCTTGACCAAGTTGTTTCATCTCCTCAAAGAAAAATCCAACCTCATCATCTGCTTCAAAGTGACCTTTATCATCTATTATTTTAAGTTGATGGTTTATAAATTCTATTGTATCGTTTACTTTTAGTATTATGTTTTCATAGCTGTTTATACGCTTTAATGCATAGAAAAATAACACACTTATGAAAAGTGTGGTCATTCCTAAAAATATTGTAAGTATTAAATGTAACAATTAAGGTGCTCTTGAATCAATTATGATTCTCCAATTATCTGGCTCATTAGTTGCTTAACATCCATATTTTCTAGCTCGGAATCGCTTATTAATTTATTGAGTTTAGCCTTCATCTGTGAATATATTTCCATAGTTTTTTCTATAGATTCGGAGTCACTATAATTTTCATCTTCAACAATGTCTATGACATCATTTATGAAATCATTTAATTCCAACATTCTCTTTTTAATCTGAGCAATATATTCTTTTTGTTTAGTTTGTTCATTTTCTAAACTATCTAAACGAGTCATCATTAAATTAATAACATCTACTATTTGATTTTTTGTTATCTCCATACTCATAAATAGATTATGGCGATAGAAAAAATGGATATTTAATATATATCCATTCCAATGTCGCCAAGGGTTTCAAGTTCTTCACGACCGTCACAATCAGAATAATCATCAACACCGATGTCCTCTAAGTCGGACTCGTTATAATATTCGAGATTTACTCTCTTATTCTGTTGATAATTAGGATCTGTTTTCATTGTTTTCTTATCAAGATGCCTCATTTGTTTTAAGTCAGCGTCATCCAACATGAACTGTGACAAGTCTATTTTCTTCTTCTTCATTATTATACCTCATTGTTATTATTATTTAAATTAGTGGGGCAAGGAAGAAAGGAAATAAAGAACCTTGCCCCGATAGAATCCCTATTGAGATTCAAATTCTTTGGAGAACGATAACCATTTAATTTATCCGTGTTAATATACAAAGATAATGTATTAATGTCAAGCATTATTTTTCCTATCTTGTTTGGTTTTTTCTTTGTGACACGGTTTACATAAAGTTTGCATATTATCCAACCAGTAGTAAGACCAATCTAATTCTTTTTCTGCTTTACCCTTTTGTTCCATCAATGGTTTAACATGGTCTAAGTCCCAACCTCTTCTTGTACATTGTTTACCACAACCCTTACACTTGCCTCTGTCTCGTAACCATATGTGTTTTCTTGCTTCACCAGAATGGTAGATTATCATGTATTGAGTGGCACACTTTTCGTGCCATGTCTTTCTTGTTTTGTGGACACCATTCTCAATAATCTTATCACCACACCATCGGCATATTCCTTTTTCTTGTACATAGTAAGAATTAGGTTTAGGTGGTTTTCTAAAGTCTCCATCCCATTTTTCTTTCTTCTTACCAAAGGTGTGTTTATGTCTTCTACCAAATCTGCTTAGTGGCATTACCTTATATCATCTCTGTATAACCAAAAGGTTAAGCCTAATATTAATGCTGTAATTATTAATCCTAAT